CAATTCAACCAGGTGAATTTAAAGATGTAGATGCACCAGGAGGAAATCTAAGAGATGCATTTTATCCACTACCTTACAAAGAACCTTCTCAAACATTATTAGCTTTAATGGGTATTGTAGTCCAAGCTGGACAAAGATTTGCAGCAATATCAGAATTACAAACAGGAGAAGGTAATCAACAAGCAGCAGTTGGTACAACTATGGCACTTCTTGAAAGAGGTTCTAAAGTTATGTCAGCGATACATAAAAGAATGTATTCTGCTATGAAAAAAGAATTTAAATTACTAGGTAAAATTATTGCAACTTATCTTCCACCAGAATATCCTTATGATGTTGTTGGTGGTGAAAGAACAGTTAAACAAACAGACTTTGACGACAGAGTAGATATTTTACCTGTTGCAGATCCAAATATATTTTCTATGTCACAAAGAATTACTTTGGCACAAACAGAATTACAGTTAGCTACATCTAATCCGCAATTACATAACATGTACGCTATCTACAGAAAAATGTATGAAGCACTTGGTGTAAAAGATATTGATCAAGTTTTACCACCACCTGCACCGCAAGCACCAAAAGATCCAAGCTTAGAACATATTGATGCAATGACAGGTAAACCTTTTCAAGCTTTTGGAGGTCAAGATCACCAAGCACATATAACATCTCATTTAAATTTTATGTCAACTAACATGGTTAAAAACAATCCACCGATCATGGGAGCAATACAAAAAAACATTTTAGAACACATAAGTCTAATGGCACAAGAACAAGTTCAATTAGAATTTAGAGAACAAATAAAAGAAATGCAAATGATGCAACAACAAGCAGCAAATAATCCTCAGGTACAAGGACAGATGCAACAAATGCAAATTCAGATAGAAGCAAGAAAAGCAGTGTTAATTGCAGAAATGACAGAAGACTTTATGAAGGAAGAACAAAAAATTACGTCTCAACTTGATTCTGATCCTCTATTAAAACTAAAATCAAGAGAAGTTGACCTTAGAGCAATGGAAAATCAACGTAAAAAAGAAGCAGATGAAGCAAAAGAAGAGCTAGACAGAGCAAAATTAGTTCAAGCTAAAGATTTAACTGAAGATAAACTAGAACAAAACGAAGATCTAGCAAATTTAAGAGCAGATACATCAATTGAAAAAACAATGTTAGCAAATAGCTTTAAAAATACACAAAAATAAGATAACAATACAACGAGGAGATAAAAATATGATGAATTACAAAAAAGCTAAACCAGTTAAGATGGAAGAAGGTAAAGTTATTATCGATCCAAGATCTGAAACTAGTATTAGAGGCAAAAATCTTATTAACGAAGGTAATAAAAACCCTGTTAAAGGATCTGGCGCTGCTAGAAAACAAAAAGACGTAACTTGGTACTAATATGTGGTTTTCGGCAATTAAATTAGCCGTTTCTGCTGGTAGTAAAATTTATGCTAACCGCCAGAAAACGAAGATGGCAATGTCTGATGCACAACTAATGCATGCATCAAAAATGGCCAGTGGTGAGGAAGCTTACCAAGGAAAACTTTTAGAGTCGAGAGATTCTGACTGGAAGGACGAGGCAGTTCTCATAATCCTCTCAACGCCAATCGCAATTTTGGCTTGGGCAGTAGTATCGGACGATCCAACTGCAATGGACAAGGTAAAATTGTTCTTTGAAATGTTTTCAGAATTACCTAAATGGTTTACAAATTTATGGATACTTGTAGTTGCAAGTATTTATGGTATAAAGGGAACACAAATATTTAAAGGAGTAAAAAAATAATGGGATTAAGTAAACTATACAATTTATATAAAGCTGTTAAACCTTTTGCAAAAACAGGTGGTAAAACAGTTGAACAAGTTAAACAAGGTGCAGCTAAAGCAAAACTAGATGCAGCTAGATTTAATTTAAAAGAAACATTTAAAAAATCAGACAAAGCTTTAGATAAACTTAAAGATACAGTAAAAAGACAAGGTAAAATGGGCGGCGGTATGATGGGTCGACCTATGTATAAAAAAGGTAGTAAAAAAGCAGTAGGTAAATCTAATCTTGGAATGCAAAGTGTTATTCATGGCATAGACAATAATCCTAAAATAACAGCGGCGGATCCAAAAGCAAAATTTATAGCAAAAAATAAAAAAACATAATGCAAAAAATTAAAAAATTTATAAAACATATAATAGAAAAAATACTTGGCAAAAGATGCCAGTGTGATAACTAAAAAAGGAAAAAAATAACATGGCAAAACGTGGACTATACGCAAACATACAAGCAAAAAGAAAAAGAATTAAAGCAGGTTCTGGTGAAACTATGAGAAAACCCGGAAGCAAAGGCGCTCCAAAAAAAGCTAATTTTGTAGCAGCAGCTAAGACAGCAAAGAAACCAACTAAAAAAGCATAATGAGAACAGCCGCGTGGCAAAGAAAAGAAGGTAAATCTGCTTCAGGTGGATTAAACAAAAAAGGTGTTGCTTCTTACAGAGCAGCAAACCCTGGATCAAAATTAAAAACAGCAGTAACAACTAAACCCTCTAAACTTAAAGCAGGGTCTAAATCAGCAAACAGACGTAAATCTTTTTGTGCTAGAATGAAAGGCATGAAATCTAAACTTACTTCTGCTAAAACGGCAAGAGACCCGGATAGTAGAATAAACAAGTCTCTTAGAAAGTGGAACTGTAATTGAAAAAAGCAAAAATAAAAATAAAAAAAGTAGTTAAAGGTTTAAAGAAAGCATCTAAAACCCATGCTGCTCAAGCTAAAACATTACAAGGAGTTTTAAAAAATGAATCTAGAATCAGTAATCGTAAAATTAAATAGACTTCTTAGTCAAAGACTAGAAGATTTATCATTAACAGTAACGTCTGGAGCTATTGACAATATAGAAAATTATAAGTATATAATAGGACAGATTAAGGCACTAGAATCAGTGCGTCAGGAACTCTCTAACCTGCTAAATGAGAAGGAGCAAAATAATGGTACAGTCATCGACATCAATCAAAAAAATACAACTACCGAATAAAGAATTAGTTGGTTTAAAAAAACCAGAAAAAGAAGAAGACACAACTAAGATTCCTAACCCTACGGGTTGGAGACTTTTAGTATTACCTTTTAAATACGATGGTAAAACTAAAGGAGGAGTTCATCTAGCTGAAGCAACTTTAGAAAAACAACAAGTAGGTTCTCAGTGCGGATTAGTTTTAAAAATGGGCCCACAGTGCTATAGGGATAAAGATAGATATCCTGAAGGTCCGTGGTGCAAGGAAGGTGAATGGGTGATGTTTGCTCGTTATGCTGGATCCCGAATTAAAATTGATGGTGGAGAAATACGTCTGCTAAACGACGACGAAGTTTTAGCAACAATAGATAATCCAGAAGATATCTTGCATCAATATTAATCATAGAAGGAGAATACTATGCCAGAAGTAGAAGAAAAAAAAACAGTTGACATTGATACATCCGGTCCAGGAGCCGAGATTGAAGTTACTGAAGAAAAAGATGAGTCGGTTGTAGAAACCGAATCAAAAGAAACGGAAACAGAAGCAGAGTCCACGGACCAAGGAACAACTACAGAAGAACCAAAAAAAGATGACGAAAAACTAGAAGATTATAGTAAAGGCGTTCAATCTAGAATTGCAAAACTTACGCGTAAGATGCGTGAAGCTGAAAGGCAAAGGGATGCAGCTACTGATTATGCTAGAGCAGTTGAAGAGAAAAGACAAATCTTAGAACAACGATTTGAAAGAACTGATTCTGACTATATGAAAAAGTTTGAGTCAAATGTTAAAACCGGTTTAGACTCAGCTCAAAAAGAATTAGCTGCAGCCATAGAATCAGGTGACGCAGCAGCACAAGTAGACGCAAACAAAAGGATTGCAACATTAGCTTTTGAAAATGCAAAAATAGAAGAAGCTAAAAGTAGAAGGGTAGAAAGACCTGCCCCTATGGCACCTTCACAAGTTGTACAACCGCAACAATCGGCAACACAACTTCCTGAAGCAGATCCTGATGCAGAAGCTTGGGCATCAAGAAACACATGGTTTGGTCAAGACCGAGCTATGACATTTACAGCGTTTGAGATTCATAAAGATTTAGTTGAAAGAGAAGGATTCGATCCTAAATCTGATGAATATTATGCTGAAGTTGATAAAAGAATTAAGGTTGACTTTCCGCATAAATTTGGTAAAACTAATACAGAATCGACTATGAAACCCGTTCAGACGGTTGCTTCAGCGCAAAGAAGTGTTAAACCTGGTCGCAAAACTGTTAAGCTCACACCTTCACAGGTAGTAATTGCTAAAAAATTAGGTGTGCCACTCGAAGAATATGCAAAACAATTAAAACTCACGAAGGAGGTATAAGCGTATGACAAATGAAACAATAGATAAAACTTCTCGTGCGAACCAAACACGGTCAAAATCTGAGAGACCAAAAGTGTGGGTTCCACCATCTTCTCTAGATGCACCCCCTGCGCCTGATGGATTCAGGTACAGATGGATAAGAGCAGAAAGCGTCGGCTTTCAGGACACTAAAAACGTATCGTCTCGAATAAGAGAAGGATATGAATTAGTTCGTGCTGATGAAGTTGAAAATGCATCTGATTATCCAGTCGTCGATGACGGCAAATACAAGGGAGTGATTGGGGTAGGTGGCCTTCTACTTGCGAAGGTACCAATCGAGATTGCGCAGCAACGTCAACAATATATGACAAATCAACATAAATTGAAGACAGAGGCTATAGACAACGATCTTATGAAGGAGCAGGATAAGAGGATGCCTATCAATATTGATAGACAGTCTCGTGTAACCTTCGGTGGTAATAAGAAGTAACTAATTATTTAGTAATTTCTCGGGTTAATCCCTATCATCGATTTAACAATAACAATAACAAGATAGGATAAAACTATGGCAAATAGAAACACACAAGGTTTTGGACTTGTCGCTTCTGGGACGCTTGGATCAACTCCATCGACTCAGGGACAAGGCAAATACTTCATAGACGCGGCGAGTACAACATCGCTGTTCAACGGCGGCGTTGTGGCTTCTGCTTCAGGATATATAGTGGATGGCATGACAACCGACGCTCCTGTACTTGGTGTATTAAACGGAATTTTTTATAACGCGGCGACTACTTTGAAGCCGACGTTTTCAAATTTCTATAATCAACCAATTACACCTGCAAACAGTGAAGACATAACAGCGTTTGTAAACGATAACCCAACACAACAATATGTAATAGCAACAGACGCGTCAGCGGCTCAATCAGTGTACTTAGAAACATTTGATACGAACACTTCGTCTGGTAGCTCTACAACTGGTAAATCAACAGGAACTTTAGATATCGGAGATACAAGTGCTGATGCAGCATCTTGGAGATTACTAAGATCTGCTGAGGATCCTGAAAACGATGAAAATGCGGCTTTCAGATCAGTAATAGTAGTAGCTAACTTGTTAGAACTACAATCATAGAAGGAATAGGAGATAAAACATGGCAATATCAAGAGCACAGCTAGTTAAAGAACTAGAACCAGGTTTGAATGCACTATTCGGACTTGAATACAAACAGTATGAAAATCAGCACTCTGAGATTTATACTTCAGAATCATCTGACAGAGCTTTCGAAGAGGAAGTAATGTTAAGTGGTTTTGCTAACGCGCAAGTGAAAGGTGAAGGTGCGGGAATCAGTTACGACGATGCACAAGAAACTTACACAGCAAGATATACTCACGAGACAGTAGCTCTAGCATTTGCTATCACTGAAGAAGCTATCGAAGATAATCTCTACGATAGAATTGCTTCAAGATACACAAAAGCTTTAGCGAGATCTATGAGTAATGCTAAACAAGTGAAAGCAGTTGAGCCTTTAATTCAAGGTCTTCCGTCTACGGATAACTTTGATTCAGGTGATGGTGTTGCACTATTTAGTACAGCACACCCAACGATAGCGGGAACTTACAAGAACACGTTATCTACGCAAGCAGATCTTAACGAAACATCATTAGAGCAAGCCTTAATTGACATTGCTGCAATGACTGACGAAAGAGGTCTTAGAATTGCTGCCAGAGGAGTAAAAATGATTATTCCTTCTGCGCTTCAATTCACTGCTGAGAGATTGATGAAATCTCAAGGTAGAACTGCGACAGCTGACAATGATATTAACGCAATAGTATCTATGGGAATGGTTCCTCAAGGTTATAGAGTGAACAACTACCTAACTGATACAGATGCGTTTTACATCATTACAGATGTTCCTAACGGTATGAAGATGTTCAATAGAGCACCTTTAACTACTGCTATGGAAGGTGATTTTGACACTGGTAACGTTAGATACAAAGCTAGAGAAAGATACTCATTTGGAGTGTCTGACCCTAGAGGTATCTTTGGTACTGAGGGCGCGTAATCATTAATTTTTGTGGCGGCCTAAAAACCGCCACATTTAAAAAATACAGATATAAAACTCATGAAAAAATTCTTAATTAAAATTACTGCCTACGGTTACATAACCGAGTTTACAATTATGGCAGAAGACAATTCTAATAGTATCGAAAATGAAATCCTTGACAAACTAGGAAAAAATGATATTAATTGGGAGAAGTCAGGCTTTTATAGTTTGACAAAAAAATGGTTAACCTTTG